TGGTCTTGTTATGACCACGGGTGTCAACAACACTCTTATGGGGGGACTTGCTGGTGATGCCCTTACGGATGCCGACCATAATGTGGCGGTGGGCTACAATGCTTTGAGTTCAGATACGCTGGGAAGTAGGGCTGTAGCAATAGGGCAAGGTGCTTTAGAAACTCAAAACTTCACTACGGCAACAGAGAACTACAATGTAGGTATTGGATTTCATGCTGGAACGTCAGTCACCACGGGCAGATTCAATAGTTTAGTTGGAGGCCTTGCTGGTGATGCATTTACAACAGGAGAGCATAATGTAGCTCTTGGGTATCAAGCACTGACTGCTGCTCAGGAAAGCAATAGAACTGTGGCTGTTGGATCAAATGCCTTAAATACGCAGAATGTTGCTGGCACTACTTATAACGTCGCAGTAGGTTATGCCGCAGGTGTTTCAATCACTACAGGAATCCAGAATACTTTTATCGGTGGACAAGCTGGTGACAGTGCTACTACTGCGAATAACAGTATAATTGTAGGTTACAACTCTGCCTTAGCAGCTGTTGATACTGCTCAAGTGATTGTGATGGGAACATCAGTTACATCTCAAGCAGCAAACAACTTTACATTTGGTTTTGGATCTACAGATAGCAACATTGCATTTGGTGCTACGAGCATTACCGCACCGTCTGATGAGCGATATAAGGAAAACATTGAAGACGCTACAGCGGGACTTTCGTTTATTAACGATCTCCGTCCAGTGACCTTTCAATGGAAAAAAGAAAAAGACATACCATCAGACCATAAAGCGTATGTTGAAGGATCAGAAAATAGGGTCATGTTGAGCCAAGGTGAAACCAATCACGGTTTTATTGCTCAAGAAGTCAAAGCCGCCATAGACAATCATCCAGAGTTGAAAGATGGCTTTGATATGTGGTCTGAAGATCCCGTAGATGGTAGGCAGAGATTAGGCGACGGTGCCTTAATCCCAATGCTTGTAAAAGCAATCCAAGAACTTTCCGCAGAAATAGAAACACTTAAATCAGGAGGCTAATAATGGCTGAATCAGAAGCACGTTCTGACGAGCAAAAAGCACAGGACTACTCAGCAATGCTGGGGAGTGTAAGCGTAATCACTAACTGTCTTGACGATGACAATGACTTTTGTAACGACATGACCAGTGCAGAGAAGAAAGAGCGCGTCATGCGTAGCTCTGGCTACCTGTCGTTTATGAAAGACTTGGACGATTGGGGCAGTGAGGATATGTCATCCATTGATGCAGCGATCTCTGCTGCTGAAGCATACAAAGCATAAGGACTACCATGAGCGAAGAAAACAAAGTCACGATTGATGGCGAAGAATACTCATTTGAGGGTTTGGCTGTAGAAACTCAGGCGAATATCGCACGAGTCAACGAGCTACGCCGTGAAGTGTCTGCATTGCAGATCCAAGTCAACGAGCGTCAAGCCCTGTTGCAGATGTACATTCAAGCGATCTCTGACTCTGTGAAAGCAGTGGATGACGAGGAAGACGAAGCTGTCGTTCAGTAATGGCCGAAATCTCCTACATGATGCACCCGCTCCCGTCAGTATTTCTGATGGAGTTGGATATTCCAGAGGGCTTCGTTACTCAACTCAACGAGTATCTTGATGGCCTCTTGGAACAAGAAGGGCGGCGTACAGCGGCTGATACTCTCGTTGGTCAAATCCGCGAGGGAGAACAGCTTAGAATGGATTGCGATGACGAGCTTGTGGCTGGCTTTTCTGGGTTCGTGCGGACTATGGGTGTTGAATATATTAATGCCTTTATGAAGGGTTCTGGTCAGATGCTTGATGGCAACCGCAACGTCGAGATAGACGATCTGTGGTCAGTGCATAGTTATGCAGGGGACTACAACCCTATTCACGATCATGGCACCAAAACCATCATGGGTATTAGCTGTACGACTTGGACGAAAGTGCCACCTCAGATAGAGCAAGGGCCAAGGCCCGGATCTGAGGATTACGGCCTGTATAATGCGTCTGGCGAGTCTGACGGGTGCTTGTGCTTTAACTACGGGCAAAGCTCCCAGTGGGACAAAGAGCGGTTGAAGCCGACGCAGAACATCGTGATACGCCCACAGGTGGGCAGGTTGTATATGTTCCCAAGCTGGATGCAACACATGGTCTACCCGTTCCGAGGCGAGGGTGAGCGCCGCACTGTAGCGGCCAACTTGAACTGTTTTAGAGAGGAGAAAGCCGCATGAGTTTGATGGAAATTGTAACCACACTGACTACACTTTCAGTTGTCGCAAGCGCGATCTGTGCCGCCACGCCCACTCCCAAGGATGATGCGTTTATGGCGAAGTATATCTACCCCATAATTGAAGCCCTAGCACTTAATGTGGGTAAAGCCAAAGAATAACTATGTGCTATCTAGCGATGGCAGAGGAATGGGGCTTGGATAAAGGTGATAAGGCATTGAACCAGATCTCTACTCACGAGCAAGTATGTGAGCAGCGTTACCTGCGTATTGAGGAACGCCTTGCAAGTGGGTCTAGGCGGTTCGATGAGCTTGAAGCGAAGATGGACACTGTATCCAATAGGCTATGGTGGATCATTGGTTTGATTGTAGTGAGCATCTTGGTGCCACAGTTTTTAGGAGGTTGATATGTCAGATGAAGGAATCCGAGTCCCAACATGGGCCTTGCCAGCATTTCTAGCTGTACTTTCGGGTGCCGTTGTATGGGGTGCTAGTCAGGCGCAAGCACAGGCTACACAGGACGAAGTAGCTCGTATTGAAGCTGTTGTTGAGAAGACCGTGCAAGAGGCCCAAGCCACGGGAAAACTCGCAGCAGTCAATGCGACCAAGATAGAGGCTATCGTAGATTCATTGGCGGAACAGAGCGAGACAGCGAAAGCGTCCGACGCGAAGCTCCAACAACTGATCGAAATAATGCTGAAGAATCAGAACTAGAGTACGACCCCGCCAACCCGAATCTGTTTTGCGATTTACGGGAGTGGCGAATGTTAGAGCTAGTCGATCCTCCCGCATACCGTCATTGCCTTGCGCTGGCATGGTTACGATACAACCACCGTCAGTGCGGGTATGGCGCTCAGATCTACATTCAGAACACGATGCCGCGTGTTTTAGGCACAGCACATCAGCTTGATGTAGAACTGCTCACTTGGGACTTAGTGAAGCCCAAGTCTGTCAAAGTGCAGGCTGTTCAGCAGAAGCGGAGGCTGTGATGGATGTCCCACCAGTATTTCCGAACAGCGTCAACGCACCATCCGAGGTGGTGGTCAAAGACAAGATACACAGGCTACTCCGTTTAGATCAGATCAGCCGCACTCGAACCGACAAAGTAGAAGCGACAACCGAGTATAGTGAGACTTATTACTACTATAAAAATGGTCAAGTTCTTTCTACTATTGTAAAGGTTGAAGATCAGTTTTCATTGGACATTCGCGCATGACCATGATGATTTTTGTGTTAATTGTTCTTGAGCGTGGGCAACCCACGGGCGAAGAGTTGTACTTCAGAGAACTGACTTCGTGCCTAGAGTACTCCAAGGCGCTTAACGCACAGTCTGTAGGCAAGATAAACGAGCTACTCAGTAACAACAGCTACTTCAAGACTTACTGCCGTGTGAGAGAGATACCCACCTCAGAAGCAGGCACCAAGATACTGTTTCGTGACCCAGTTACTAAGGATGATGACTGATGAGTCCTAAGAAATTAGAGCCGAAATCGCGGTATGCTCAGTACGACCTTGATGGAGATGGGGTCGTGAGCGATGAAGAATTGGCGCGAAATCAAGAGCTTGTTGAGATCGAACTGCGCGAAGAGAAAGCAGATAGTCAACGAAGAATGGCTTGGGTTAGTCTTTCTAGTATGGTGGTTTACGCTCTTTTACCACTCATGCCATTTATCCCGGAGTCTCGTTTGTCCACTCTGGCTTCTTTAAGTGACATGTTGTTCCTTAGTCAAGCATCTATTGTAGGGCTATACTTCGGCGCTACAGCGTATATGGCAAAACGATGAGCATACTTGGATCACTTATAGGCCCAGCCACTCAGCTATTAGACAAAGTCATTGAGGACAAAGATCAGAAGAATGCTTTGGCGCATGAAATTGCGACTATGGCAGAGCGTCATGCTCAAGAGCTTGCCAAGGGGCAGTTAGAGGTTAACAAGGTCGAGGCGGCATCAAAGTCTTTGTTCGTAGCAGGGTGGCGACCTTGCATCGGTTGGGTATGTGCGCTAGGTCTTTTTTACAACACCATCCTTTCCAATATACTGGGCATCTGGGTCGACGTGCCAGAAATCGATACCACTCTGCTTGTTCCCGTTATGATGGGCATGCTAGGTCTTGGCGCGATGCGATCCTACGAGAAGGTCCAAGGCGTGAGCAGGGAGAAGTAATGGGTATTGAGCTAATAGGAATGTTGAAGCGTCACGAAGGCGTTCGTAGCCATGCGTACAAATGCTCAGAAAACATGATCACCGTGGGTGTCGGGCGCAATATCGACGAAAACGGCGGTTTAGGACTGTCTGAAGAAGAAATCGAGTATTTATTGGCTAACGACATCCGGCGAGTGCGAGAAGAACTTGATGACACCTACTACTGGTTTGCGGCCCTCAACGAGGCGCGAAAAGATGCCATGATTGATATCTGTTTCAATCTTGGTCTGACACGCTTGCGTGGGTTTGTAAAAGCCTTAGAAGCGATGTCACGAGAGCAGTTTGATATTGCAGCCGACGAGTTTATGGACAGCCGGTGGGCTACTCAGGTGGGTAATCGTGCATTAGAGGTGACTGAAATAATCCGCACAGGAGATTATCAGTAATGCCGCTGCAAAAGTTTATCTTCAACCCCGGAATCAACAAAGAAGGCACTGATTACACCGCAGAGGGCGGCTGGTTTGACGGTAATTTGGTGCGTTTCCGGAAGGGCTTGCCCGAGAAGATAGGCGGTTGGCAAAAGTACATACAAGCCTCGTACGAGGGCACCGGTCGTAAACTCCACGGGTGGGTCGATCTTGACGGTACAAAGCTCTTGGGCCTCGGCACACGGTTCAAGCTGTACATCCAAGAGGGTGCAAGTTACAACGACATAACTCCCATACGCGAAACCACCAGTGCGGGCGACGTTACGTTCGCTGCCACCAACGGGTCTAGCACGATCACTGTCACAGACGCCGGGCACGGTGCTGTTAACGGAGATTTTGTCACGTTTTCTGGGGCATCTAGTTTAGGCGGCAATGTCACGGCGGATGTTCTGAACCAAGAATACCAAGTCGTCACCGTCCCAACAGCCAACACTTTCACAATCGTTGCTAAAGACACGAGCGATGCAGAGGTCACCGCAAACAGCAGTGACACCGGCAACGGCGGCGGTAGTGTTGTGGGGACTTACCAAATTAACTCTGGTCTGGACGTGTTTGTTGACGGCACCGGTTGGGGTGTTGGTACGTGGGGGTCTGGTACGTGGGGATCAACCACGTCTTTGGGTGACGCAAACCAGCTACGCCTGTGGTCTATGGACAACTTCGGTGAGGACCTTGTGTCTAATCCTCGAGCGGGCAGCATTTACTACTGGGACAAGACAAACGGCTTGAACACCCGTGCGGTGCCTTTGACTTCCCTAGCAGGCGCTAACCTTGCTCCTACGAAAGGACTTCAAGTCTTGGTTTCGGACGTCGACCGACATGCAATTGTGCTGGGAGCCGATCCGATCAGTGGCGGCAGCCGCAGTGGTTCGATAGATCCGCTACTTATTGCTTTTTCTGACCAAGAAAACATTGCAGAGTGGGAGCCAAAAGCTACAAATACGGCAGGATCTCTGCGGTGCTCTGCCGGTTCAGAAATCATTGGCGGCCTACGTGCCCGTCAGGAGACCTTGATCTGGACGGATGTCGCTTTATACAGCCTTCAGTTCATAGGCGCACCCCTGACTTTTGGTTTGAACCTAATCAACGAAGGTATCAGCCTGATAGGCCCGAATGCTGCGGTAAACGCGCCAAACGGCATTTTCTGGATGGACAAGAAAGGCTTTTATCTTTACAACGGCTCTGTTGCTCCGGTGCCCTGTAGCGTTCATTCGTACGTGTTTGATGATTTCAATGAGGGTCAAGCATTCCAGTTCTTCGGCTTTTTGAACAAGCAATTCAACGAGGTTGGTTGGTTTTATTGCTCTGCAGACAGCAACACAATAGACCGCTATGTGGTGTACAACTACGTTGAAAACCTTTGGTCGATTGGCAACTTGTCCCGCACCGCATGGCTGGACGAGGGGATCGTAGCGTTCCCAAGAGCCGCAGGCGTGAACAGTGACTCAAACAACTGCTTGTTCCAACACGAAACCGGTAACGACGACGATGGTAGCCCCATGAGCGGCGTCTTTATCGAGTCAGCGGACTTCGATCTTGGCGACGGTGAAGAGTTTCAATTTATCAAACGTATGATCCCAGACGTCAAATTTACCGGCACTGGGGGCTCTGATCAGCAAATGAACGTGGTCGTCAAGGCAAGAAACTTCCCCGGCGACACACTGACCACGGACCAGACGTCTAGCTTCACTGCCACGACCACAAAGGTGGATATGCGGGCACGCGCAAGACAGTTAGCACTGCGTTTTGAGTCGGATGACGATGCGGATTTGTCAAACCGCGTAGGCTTGGGCTTCCGTTTGGGTGGCACCCGCCTCGATCTGCAGTCAAACGGGCGACGATGAGCAAGCTTTTACAAGGGCGCTTACCCTTTTCTGTCGGCGAATCCGTGCCGACTAGCACGTACAACAAGGCTGTACGTTTATTAGAGATCAGTTTAGACTCTTTTGATCCGGACTCCACGCCACAGTTTACTGCGGGCAGAAGAGATGAACTGCAGTTTCGGGCGGGGGATATAATCTGGAATGTTACTGAGGGCGTCTTACAGGTTTATACTGGTAACGTCTGGCAGGACATATCTTCTCCGTCTACATCGGGGTTAAGCGCAACAGGTAGCATCGGAAACGTATCGGTCAGCACGAACGGTTCTGTTGTTGTAGATATCACATAAGCGTACGATCACGATATGGGACAACCAGCATTTCAATACGACGAATTTGAAGATATCGAACCGATAGAGGTTCCTGCCGGTGGCATAGCTACCTTTTTGACCGCGACCGAGGGCTCTTGGGCCACGGATGACGACGATGACATACCTCAAGCCGGTATTGCGTCGGTCAAACGCGTAGCGGATCAACTAGCAACCTTTGGTCGTCACGAAGACGAATACATGATTCACGCTGCGGAAGGCGAAACCGTCATTCCAATGGAGGTTTTCCGCAAAAACCCGATTCTTAAAGAGCGTATCTTCCAACAAATGCGGGACATGGGCATCGAGCCCGAGCGTTATGTGGTAGGTAACGAGCTTAATTCTCTGAACCCGGTCACCGGGCAACCAGAATTCTTCTTGAAGAAGCTGTTCAAGGGTCTCAAAAAGTTCGTAAAGAAAGCCGTCACGGTTGTATTACCGATCGTAGGTGCTGCTTTCCTCGGACCTTTGGGCGC